GATTTTTCCAATTGCGTCCCTTACTTTTGTAACATCTTTTGTTATTTCATCATAAAGCCCACTTTCACCAATAGTACTAAGGAATTTAATCCACAAACCTTCGATTTTTTCAATTATTTTTGAAAACTGATTTGTTGACATTTCAAGAGTTTCAGTCGAATAAAATGAACTTACATATGTATCAAGGGTTTCCAACATCTTTTCAGGCTGGTATTGTAAATTCTGTAACGGAACACCCTCGGCAGAGAATATTGCACGAACAGGTAACTCAAATCTTCTTTGTAATGAACGTAAGTCGCCAGTCAATGCGTTTCTCAATGAGAAGATTGCTCCCTTTTCACCCCATTCAGGTTGCATTTGAGAAAGACCAACAACTATGTTAAATAAACTACCCATGACCTTTTCAACGTCTTGAGTATTCTTCAACATATCTCTAACAGGCCCAATTAGTACAAGACCTTTAACCGATTCCTGCATTGTTTTAAACCCAATAGGCAAATTTCTTGTAACTTTTTCAGCAACGGATAATAGGTCATTAACCCCAGCATGTGTTTTCATTAGACCATAAAGAGCAATATTATAGCCTCTAACTTCTTCTGTTGTTTTTACAATAGATTTTCCAAAATCATATGTTTCGACTGTTGCCTTCGCGAAACCACCAGCGGTCAATGCAACAAACCCTGAGAAATATCCCATAAATGTTTTAATTCTATTAGAAATTCCATCAAAAAATAGACCCATATCATGACCAATTCGCCGGAAGCCATGTGCAAATTGTTGTAAAGATTCCATTAAGTTTCTATTTCGCCAATTAACACCAATTGCATTATATAATTCATTCCAAGAATTTTTAAATGATTTCGTTGCAAGCTTTTGTGATTCACTTAATGCACGTACAGAGTCTTGTTCTTTTTTCTTAATCTTTTTTTCTTCTTCAACTCTATTATTTATAATACCTGTAAGTTTTGACGCTTGTTCTTTATAATTGGTAACATACTTTGTCATCAATGATAATCGTTCGTCATAATTCATTGATTCTGCCGTTTTAAGCTGTTTTAGAGCATCTACAGTATTTTTTAAATCTTTATAAATACTTAGTTCTTCATCTGTTTTTACAACATAGGATGAAGCCTTTTTACCAAGACCACCAAATGCACTCCCAGAAACACCACCTATTGTATTCAGTTCCTTTTCTTGTTCTTTTATAGTAGCCTTAATTGATTTACTTAGCTTAGATTGTCTTTTTATTTGATTCTGGAATATGGTGTCATTTATTTTATCTGCATATAACGCACCCTCCAACAAACTCGCTTGTTGTTTTTTATTATGTTCATAGTTTTTAGCACTCATGCTTAGTGATTTTACATGTACATTCGCTAAACTTTGTAATGCAGTTTTTAGTGTTTCTATCTTATCTATTGATTTATCTGATAATGGCTTACCGCTATCGATACCACTTTCTGCAAGTTTTCTAAGCTGTCCCATAACAGATTTAGCTTCTGACAGCCGTTTCTGTTGTTTATTACTTAATTCATAATGATGCTTAGCTGTAATCTTTTCCATTTCTTTATAAATGGATTCAGCAACCCCTAGTTCTTTCTTTAAACTATTTATAGAACTAGCCGCCGCCTTTTCTTCTAATATTCTTTTAGTTATCATATTTGAAAGTTTTTCAGATTGTGTTTCATATGTCTTAACATACTGCTTCATCATGGCAGAACGTTCATCATAACTAATAGATTCTAATTTTTTAAGGTCGTTTAATAAGGCTGTTGTATTTTTTAATTCTTTATAAGCTGCTTGTTCTTCGTCTGTTTTTACCATGTAACCTGATTTTGATTTACCAAGATTACCAATCGATGATTTAGAAGAATATCCAGTAGACAATTTATTAAGTTCGGCTTGTTGTATTTTTACAGAGTCTGCGATTTTTGTAGTTAATTTGCTTTGTCTCTGCATTTCATTCTGGAATAACATTTCATTGACTTTATCAGCATGTAAAGCACCAGCAATTTCAGCATCTTGTTGTTTTTTAACATCTTCATAATATGCCGCACTCATGCTAAGAGATTTCTCATGTGACTTTGCTAGTGTAGCCAAAGATGTTTTTAGTGATTCTATCTGACCTAATGATTCTTCAGATAATGGTTTACCACTACTAAGCCCAGTTTCTACAAGGGTTTTTATTTTTTCTGCCGTAGTTTTGGCTTCTAATAATCGTTTCTGTTGTTTAACACTAAGTTCATAATGGTGTTTATCTGTAATCTTTTCCATTTCTTTATAAATGGACTCTGTTGTGCTTAATTGTGATTTTAAAGTATTTACAGTATTTGCTAAATCTGCCGCTTCCCTCTTTTTATTATGTTCATAGTTTTCAGCACTCATGTAAAGAGATTTTTTCTGTGTAGTTGCTAATGGTTCTAATTTAGGTCTCAATTCTTTTATTTTCTCTAATGAATCAGCCGCAACGATATGGTCACCATCAAGCCCAATGGCACCTAGTTTTTTAATCTGTTCTGAAATAGATGCGGCTTCGGCCAGTCGTTTCTTTTGAATCTCACTTAGTCGATATTTATGCTTTTCCGTATCCCTTTCCATTTCATTGTAGATTTTTTTAGTTTCGGATAACTCTGTTTTTAACGCAGATATAGACGTTTTCAACGAAATAGCCTGCTGTGCTTTATTATTTTCATAATTTTCAGCACTCTTGGCTAGTGATTTTTTCTGTGTATTTACTAGTTCGTTTAATCTCTTTTTATATTCATTTATTTGTGATAAAGCTTCATCTGCACCTGACTTGTCTCCGCCCATTACACCACTTGTAACTTTTGAAATCTGACTTGAAAGAGACTTTGCCTCATTTAGTCTTTCTTTTTGTATATCACTTAGCTTATATTTGTGCTGTTCTGCCGCCCGTTCCATCTCCGAATATAACTTATTAGTTTCATTTAACTCTTCTTTAAACGTTTTAGAATAGCTGTCTTTAACGTCTGGCCCACCCCATTTAGTATAAGTTTTCAATAATTCAATGTCTTTTCGAGCGCGTTCTATTTTTTTTATTTTATCAACCTGTTCTAACGTCCCTTCTAACCCCCCAGCACCAGCGGTTTCTGCATATTCATTAATGCGTTTCTCCAGGTCTGTGGTTAAATTTGCAATTTGTAATTCAAGTGCCTCAGATAGTTTACCATTTATGCCATCATGTTTCATTGAGTTCGCAATACCGCTTTTAATATTAGTACCAATCTCAGCCCCAATATTTTTACTATCCACTAGAATTGCTTGAAATTCAGTACGTAATGTTTTTGCAAATGTATCTGCAAATGCTTGTGTATTGTTAGCAACCGCCCCAATTTCTGATTTAATAGATGCACTAAGTCCTGCAAATTGTTCTTTAAAAAAGTCTTTTATACTACCCTGTTTACCAACACCAGTGTTAAAAACATCTCTAAACATGGTAGCCATATCTTTTGCAGTTTTAAGTGATGCGGCAATATCACTTGCGGATTTTTTCTGAGCCTCTGCATTTTCTTTTACGATATCCGTAAGTTTCTTTGTCTTTTTACTTTCTGATTCAATGGCAGTTGATACTTCTTCTACACTCTTTATTTTATTCTTATTCGCTAATCTAGCTTCTTTTGCCGCTTCTTTTGCGGCTTTATACTTGTCAGTTAGTTTATCATTAGAATTGGCAAGTCTATCATTCGTCTTTATCGAACGGTCTAATTCTTTTTTTGTATCTCTTAGTTCGGTTTTTACTGTATTTAAAGCTCTAGACTTTTCATGTAATTCATGGGTAATCCCTCTCATGGTAGCGGTCGCTTTTTCAGATTTATCTGCAAGGGAAACCAAACTGCCGATGGCTTGATCGGTCTCGCGTTTAAATTTAGCGGATGCTTCTGCTAGAGTTATTTCACCGGCGGCAACCTTATTTAATAATTCAAAAAACTGACCCAATGCACCTTGTATAGAACCTAATTTTATAGTACCGCCGCCTATTTTTTTACCAGCCATAGTATTTCTCCAAAGAATAGGCGATACCTATACCTTAGTATAAGTATCGCCATATTTATTTTTTAGATGCTCTAGGTTTATTATTACCTATAGTTCCACTAGATTTTTTTGAGTATCGTGACCGTATTGTATCAATAATTTGAATTTTTTCAAACAGTTCGCGTCTGGATTCTAAATCTTCAACGCCATACAGATTTAATAAAAATTCAATCGCTTCAAACTTTATACCAAGAACATCCCCCATCCCTGCTACGATTACCTGATTCGCACACTTCTGGAATAATTCCCATGCAAATCTATTAGATAACCATAGCTCAGGTTTACCAAACTTACACACTCCGTCAGTTACACATGGGGGTTCGGTATGTTTTATCTTTGTATAATGGTTGCTACAAGAATCACAATCAGTTCCATTTTCTCTAAACAACCATTCACAATACTCAGTTAGTTTTTTATTTGGGCTTCTTTATCTTTATTAAAAGATTCGCCATTTCTAACATTTTCAAAAATCCAACCCTCAAGTCCAAAAACTGATTTAAACAATTCTTGTAAGTTTTCCTGACTAAATGGAATTTCTTCGTCCATATCAGCAACCGCATCCATATCGATAGGAATCAGAGTGGAAAGCCATCTAGGGGTTACTCCAGACCAACCAGACACACCAAGCTCACAGATTCTTTTTGTCAAACCTTCTGTATCAAGTTCTTCCTCTTTATTGTGAGTTTTCGGGTTAAATTTAAGTCTTGTAAATTGTCCGTTAAGTCTAGTCATTTCCGATTTATCAATATAGTTCAGAGCAAATTTAACATTATAATCAGCATCATACGTAACTAGAACGGACTTAGTTTCTTTTGCTTTCAAGTCTTTAATATTCATAATATACAGAATCTCCTAAAACAGTTAAAGTATAAGGCACATGTGCCATATTTAATAATAACACACAACCTTATACTTTAACAAGACTTTTAACAAAAATATGTTAAAATTAAGCAGGTTCTTCTTCGATTTCAGTAGTACTATTTACGATAGTTACTTTAACATCGGTTCCGCTATCAACATCCAATCTTGCTTGGAAAGTCAAGTTAAGATTGACACCAGCGGCACTTTCGATTGCAGGAGAATCCCCACCGAGTTTTACTTTGGGGAATTCAAACGTTATACTTTCGTATCCATTGTCAAATACCCATCGAAGCCCACATTCAACACCAATCTGGTAGCGTGAATAAAGTTCTGTATCTTCAAAGAACATTGTCCAACCACCAGTACATTCACGAGTGCCATATTCAGCGGCGGCTCTTTCCGAAGAACCAAGAACATAGCCATCGGTTTCAACGTTATTTGTTATATTCAAGTTTCCAGAAATAACATTGCCTAAATCAACCCATGAACCAGAAATATCGGTCTGAACTGTAGCTTGATACCCAGTAAAGCCAGATTTGGTAGGATATATTACACTCTGTCCTTCAAATTGATCCTTATCAAAAATCTGTTCAGATGTACCAATAATATCCCAGGTTACATCATGAAACCCTTCTTGAATTACGTTAATTGCCATACCGTTAATACGACAACCACGATAAACAAAATGTTCATTAACATTTGTAAATGATTTCTGAATCATCAACCCTTGCATCGTATCAGCGACACCTTGCAATACATGGGTATATGGGCCAGAACCAGTTGTATTAACAACAGACTTACCAAGTAAATGTCTAAGCAAAACCTCCATGCCTTCTGGTAAAAAGTCGGTAACAATACTACCTTCTACTGCTACGTTTCCATCACCAAGACCAACAACCGCACGAAACTGGTTAATAGTTTCGGACTGAAATTGATTTTTATTGCCACCAAGATTTATGCTTCGTATGTTCATACCATAAACGATACCAAGTTCGCCAGGGGCGATAGGTTTTTTCCAAACCTTTTCCTGCGCGAACTTTACTGAACTCTTTGCACCACTTGCACGCATTTTACATACTCCTTCTTAAATTTCAAACCCTTGAGTTACATAGGTTATATCAAAATAACTTACAAACCCACCATAAGGAAATTTCATATTATCAACCAACCGTGTAGATACGGGAACAAGATAGCTGCACAATCTATCAAGTTCCACATCTTTAATCATAGCAATCATCACGTCTTTTTGCAATGAGTTTATTAATGTAGCAAGGTCTGGTGTAGTTGGTAAAGCCTGTACAAACCCAATGATTTGTACTCTAACCGTAACTTCATATGGGCCTCCAATAAGTGGTTTAAAATCCTCTTTCATTTCATTGATAATCACCCATGTCGTACCATGCTTTTTAATATCACTATCTTGTATATTAACAAACTGCCTATCAACATAACCAACGGTATTATTATATTTAACTTCATCATAGGCAATCTTGTCACTGTCAATCCCTCGGATACGTTGTTCAATTCTAGCAAATATCTGTTCTTTTTTTGATGGTGTCATGTTAGTATCCTCACATTAACAATTGATTAATCTCATTTAGAAATTCCTCTAAAATTTCAATTTGTTTCCGGTTCGCCCAATCTTGGATATCCTCATCTACATATTCAATGTAATTAGAACCAGGACGTGCAGGTATGGTTGCACTCCGAAGAATGGTATTGTCTGGATTTTCTGGGTCATACTCCTCACCAGGAGGAGGGATTGCAATGTATTTTCTATCTCCTGTTGGTTGAACTGTATATTCTGACCTGCCCTGATCGAACATTTCGGCAATTCCTTCGGTTCGTACTTTAGATTTGCCAATTCCACCATCTTTTAAGTTCCATGTCTTTAACATATTTTGATTTTTAAATTCATCTATAATTTCATATTTTATATCACCACTGTTGAAATCTCCTGTTAGCTTAACTTTAATACATGACGCAATTGCATTTGCAAGGTCTGTATCTGGGTCAATATATGCTTCTTCAAATGATTTTATTACGCTTGCTCTTGCTATGTTATTTGCCTCTGACTCAAGCAGATGTAAATTTGAAAATATCGCCTTATATCGTTGTTGAATATCTTCAAATTTAGGACGTATTGCATTTAAATACAAATTTATAAATTCAGCAACATCTGATATATTTTTCGCCATACATCACCTCCGCATTTTCATTACTAATGTTCGGAGTTCCTTAATTAAGAATTTAAATTCCTTTTCACGAGTAATTACTTCTGAATTTTCACCATTGCCATCTTCTGCGTTGATATTTCCACGCCTATCAAATGTAAATACATTACCATTATTACTCCTCATTGCACTTCTAAACTGCAATTCTCTATCATAGAATAAAAACAGTTTTATGAAAATTTCTTCAAATATATCAGGGATTTCGCATAACGTTCGATATGCATGATATTCATAATAAATCTTTAAATTACTTTCAATAGGCGCAGGAATCAAATCAAATACATTAAAGTCAACTATATCAGCGTCAACTGGATTTAATTTATCTATAATGTCCTGTTCACAGATAGTCGTTAATTGTGAACTTATCGAATAGCGTGGTGTGTGTAAAAATAAGGAATCTACAGGCGCATAATTACTCATATTATGCCGGTCATAGAAAACATTTACAATCCTTATTAAACCTTCCTGTTCAACTACATACCTCTCCTGTTCAGCAATCGAATTAACAAAAGAACGCATTATTTTGGGATATTCTTCTGATATTTTTTTGACACACTGGTTTAAAATGCTTGTAAAATTAGTTGCGGAATTGTCAATTCCATATAAATCAACCATTTTTTCGGTTAAAGGTTGTAGTTGCATTTGTTTCTCCTATTACCTACATATTACTATTAAGTAATCCCATTTGTATTTTTTGAAATAGCCAAATTCACGGTCTTGTTCTTCTGATACGGTAACAAATTCACAGTCTTTATATTTTTTAAATGATTCTTTCAATGCAGATATATTCTTATACCGACCAGTAATCATACATACACCGGCCTTATCCAAGATTCTTGTTATTTCTTTAATACATTTATCATGGTCTACTTCATCAACATGTTCAAAGACATGTGATATATGTATAAAGTCAAATGCACCATCACCAATCTTATTCATGTGTTGCATCGGCATAACTGCATATTCAATATTTTTAAACTTCTTTGCGTCAATCACATGCTTAGAAATATCAGTACATAAAACTTTTTTAGTATTAAATAAACTAAATGCATATGCAATCGAACCGTACGCACCGCCAATATCAAGAACATTTCTATCCTTTAGATTGAACATGTTATGAACCATTTGTGCATACTGCTTCTGCCAGTTTCCAAAGTATGAATAATCACAACCATTTGCTTTTGATTGTTCAAAATATTCTTTATCAAACTTCAACGCATTTTCTTTAATTCGTCTGATAAATGCTTCTTTTTCTTTATTACTATTATCTTCTTTGGGCGGAACAGAAATCTCATTTTGAACAATTTCAATTTCCGGTTCTATTGGTTTTTGAACGTCTTGTACCACGACTGCCTTTTTTCGTCTTGCCATTTTTAATATCACCTTTCAATATTTCATCAAGTTTTGTATGAACCTCTTTTAATACTAACTCATAATTAAAATTTTTCATACAGTTAATTTTTCCGTTACAACCTACTTTGGTTTCAAAGCAAGGATTACACCCAACATGAGTAGCTAAATCTATTCCACGAACCTTATCTGGATATGATGGATGTAATGTTAGTCTTTCATGCTCTCTTGTAGGCCCCAAAAATGTTATCACAGGGCAATTAGCAACATGTGCTAACCATAATACACCACTATCCATAGTTAATACACATTTACATTGTCTTAAATTTTCTATAATATCAATAACCGACATTTTACCACAAGCATTTATTATATTTTCAGATTCAAAACCTTTAGTAGTATCTTGGTCTATTAAGAGGACTTTATAACCAGTTTTTGCGATTGAAATTGCCATCCGTTTTACAAACTCTTGTGGTAATGTTTTCATGTGACCTGACCCACGTAACTGTAACGCAATCACAGCATCTTTATCATGGTCGAAAAACAATTTTGGGGATTTTTCCATTGCACAACTCCAATCTAATACACTCAAATTCGTTTCTAAAAATTTTCCATAAATGTCAACTCTATGAATGTTTCGTTGTTCATTTTTTAAACTATGGTCATTTTCAAGAATACTATTTAAATGTATCCTGATTCCATATTTTTTATCATTTATACTGATATTTCTAATGAAATTTAAATCTGGAAACAATTTTTTTAATGTTAAAACGAATCTATCACTAGTTGCAATATATAAATTTTTTATATTTTTTTGTTTTTTAAATTCTCTTGCAACTGGGATAAGTTGTATTAAATCACCTAAAGCATAATCTCTCGAAAGTGTAACATTCTCAGCCCCGTTAAGGATATCTGGGCTAAACTTACGAAATGCCGGATTATTACATATATCTACTTTTACATGCGTTGCATCAAAAATATCATTTGGCTTAACTACAATATCTTCAAATTGCAAATCACATATCGGTAATATATGTACAGCACTACTAACATTGATATAAAGATTTGCCATCGCTCAACGTTCCTCCGTAAAGTCATATTTATCAATAGAAATGTTGAAAATACTCTCATATATTTTAACCCTATGCATGTGTCGGTGTTCATTCTTTAAACTATGGTCATTTTCTAAAACACCATCTAGCATGATAAATTGTTTATAATCGTCTTTCGGCATGCTGGAATAAACATTTTCAAAAATATTAAACCATTTCATTGTTTCTACAAACCGTTCACTTGTAACTAATGAAAATTTCAATCCCTGGGTTCTTTTCAAGTATTTAACAATCGGGATAAGCTGGATTAAATCCCCTAAAGCATATTTACGTTGTAATAATATTGGTAATTCTTTATCACAATTATTAAAATTTAAATCTACATCTGATATAAAAAATCTATTTTTTAAGATTACTTTTGCGATATCGTCTGGTAAATCATAAAAAGTGTTGCGATTAAAATGTCGCATATATTCTACACCATTTATACAAATAGTAACAAATATCGTATCATGTAATCCTGTATATTTAACTTTCATGAATTACACCAATAATTTATAAAAAAGTGTATATAATAATAGGGTGGGCGTTTAGACCCACCCTATTATAATACTATTTAATAACCGATTACGAGTTAGTTATGACAACCTTACCAAGAAGATCACCGATAACTAATTTGCGTGCGGCACGTGACATAACAGCTCTAGTTTTAACAAATGTATTCGGATTTGTAATTTCTGGGCTGAGATATGCCATTTCATAAGGTGAGAATACATATGAAGTTTCTGTCCAGTCGGCTGAGTTATTGTAACCCAAAAGGATTTCGCCTTCACGGAACGGGTCTACATATACACGCCATCTGTTTTTAAGAGTGCCTGAGAAGTAACGTCCACCAGTTTTTATAGTTTTCAGTTCAACAGAAACGGAATCAGGAACAAAACCTTCCATCTTTTCTAAGAATCCAGCCTGGTCAGCCGGAACAACCATGTAGTTGGTTTTTCTGAAACGTTTCTTGAAAATCTGGGTATCGACATCAACGAATTTTTCAAACAATGTTTCCATCCATACTTTTCTATCACCATAGGTAATTCCAGCGGGAGGAGTCTGATTGAAATAGGCAATACCACCAGTTGCACCAGCAAACAGGTCATCAATAATGGTTCTATCCCATTCACGAGTCAATTCTGCACCCATAGAACCAGTGATAAGTCCCATAGCGGCCAATCCATGATAATTCATCAAGTCTTGTTCAACTTCTATGGTTACATTACCTTTTAGTTTTTTGGTAGTTGCACTTACATCTTCTGATGTGATTTCAAAGCTAATTGTTTTAATAGCAGTAGGTTTATCAGGGTTATATTCTACGTTATTTGCATAATTTCTTTGAGAATGTATATCAGAAGACAAAGAGCTACCATCATCTCTTTTGAAGTCATTATAGAAGATTTTGTAAGTAGGTTGAGGAATAGGTTGTAAAGAAACCAATTCACGTGACATCATGTTCGGATACACATTACCAATCATAGCCAGTTTGGTTTTAATCATGTATGCGATAGATGTAGTTGAAGTTTGATTCGTTTCTTCTAATTTTGTGATGTCAAGTGTATTGTAGTCAACACCATTTTCAACACATGTTGCACGAACCGCATTGTCAAAAAGAACAGCCATCTTATTTTCTTCGAGTTCATTAAGACGGGGGCTATTCGTGAAATGCTTGGCACCATCAAGAAGATGTCCGTATTTGTCTAATAACTGCTGATTTCTTTCAATAAATGACGCTCTCATTATGTCATTTCCTTTCAAATTCTAAATATTTGGATTCAGTCCAAGGTTCAAGACCATTACGTCTGCGTTGAAGATTTCTAGCTTCAAAGTCTTTTCTCTGTTCTTCTGTAAGACCAGTAGGTTTAGCTTCTGAGCTTTCATCTGTCTGCACAGTTTTGGCAGGTGATGGTGTAATAATTTTAGCTTTCATTTCAGCAACAATTGCCGAATTAGCTTCATAAACTGTCTGAACTTCATCTTTTGTAGTGCAATTTTCAAAGCAACCACTAAAAGCATTTAATGTGAAAAATTCAGCATCAACGGCTTTTAGATGTTCAATGTAATTATCACGTTCTGCTTTTACATGAGCATCTTCAATGGCCTTTATTTGCTTTTTGAGTGCATCTACTTCTTCGTTTGCTTTTTGCAACGATTTTACATGTTCAGAAATAGTGTTGTTCATTTCACTGACAATCGCCGATTCTTCAATTACCGTGAATTTGTCTGGGAATATTTTTTTAATACTTTCAACTAGCGTATCTAATTCAGCAGCTTTATCAGAAAAAGATTGTGCAGTATCTTTAGCTTTCTGTTCAGCTTCCTGTAATTTAGTTTCGTATTCCTTTTTAACATCGGTCGTTGTCGATTCTACGATTTGCTTAAATAAATCCGGGCAATTCGTTTTAATTTCTTCGACGGTTTTAAAC